CAAGGGCGACTCCTACCAGACGCTCCAGCACGCGAAGGAGTGGAAGGACTCGACGCCCGAAGTCGAAACGATGATCCAGCACATGTGGACCAAGGCCGCCGTCGCCCCGGGCACGACGACCGACGCCACCTTCGCCGGGCCCCTCGCCGTGCGGCAGCCCCTCAATGACTTCTTGGAGCTGCTCCGGCCGCGGACGCTGCTCGGCTCGATTCCGGGCCTCCGGCAGGTCCCGTTCAACATCTCCGTGCCGTCGCAGACCGCGGGCGGCACCTACAGCTGGGTCGGGCAGGGCCTGGCCAAGCCGGTGACGAACGCGGCGTATGCCGCGGTGACGCTGGACTTCGCCAAAGCCGCGGGCATCATCGTGCTCAGCGAGGAACTGGTGAAGCTCTCGACGCCGTCGGCCGAGGGCCTCGTGCGCGAAGAGCTGATCGCCGGCATGGGCGCGTTCCTCGACGTCCAGTTCGTGGACCCGGCCGTCGCGGTGGGCGCGAACCTCAATCCCGCCTCGATCACCAACGGTGCGTCCACCGCGGCGGCGTCCGGCGTGACGAGCGCGGCGGCCCGGTTGGATCTCGCGGCCTCGGTCGCGATCTTCACCGCGGCGAACATTCCGCTCCTCGGCTCCGTGTGGCTGATGAGCGATTCGAACGCGTTCGGGATCGGGCTGTCAGTCAACGCGCTCGGCCAGCCGCTCTTCCCGGGCATGTCGATCGCCGGCGGGACCATCTTCGGGATCCCGGTGATCGTCAGCAACAACGTCGGGAACCGGATCATCCTCGTGCACGCGCCCAGCATCCTCTACGCGGATGAGGGCGGCGTGCAGATCGATGTCAGCCGGGAAGCCTCGGTGCAGATGGACAGCGCGCCCGATTCGCCGGCGACGGCGACCACGGTCCTGGTCTCTCTATGGCAAAACAACCTCGTAGGCCTTCGCGCAGAGCGAATGATTACGTGGAAACGCGCAAGAACGGCCGCAGTGCGCTACATCACCGCGGCGGCGTACGTCGGGACGTAAACGTTCGTGCGACTCGTCATCGGGGGGCCGACACTGGCAACGGTGCCGGCTTCCTTCGCGCTCGACCTGGTCCAGCTCTACGCGCACACCGTCGCGCACGGGCCGTGGTCATCGGTGACGGTGGGCCTCATCGGCGCGACGTACGTGCATGTCGGCCGGGAAGCCTTTCTCGAGCAGGCGATTCGATCGCACGCGACGCACGTGCTCTGGCTGGACACGGATATGACCGTGCCGCCGGACACGGCGCTTCGGCTCTGTGCGCATCAGCGGGCGATCGTCGCCGCGAATTGCGTGATGCGGGATCCGCGACTCCTCTGCACCGCGCAGCGCGGCGGGCAGCGGATCCAGACGACGCCGGCGTCGACCGGGCTGGACATCGTCGACTCGGTCGGCCTGGCGGTGTGTCTCATGCGGACCGACGTCGTGGCGGATCTGCCGCGGCCCTGGTTCCGGCACGGGCTGACGGCGACGGGCGGAGACCTCGGCGAGGACATCACGTTCTGTCGCGCGCTCACGCAGGCGGGCCACGCGATCTGGATCGATCACGACCTCTCCCAGGAGATCGGACACATTGGCCAGTACACCTACCGCCCCGCAGCAGCTCAAGTCGCCGTTTAACCAGGAAGTCGTGACCGTGCCGCCCGACTGGACGCCGGAGTTTGTCGCGGAGCTCGTGAAGCGCGGCTTCGAGCCCGTCCCGGCGAAGAAGAAGTAACCGGATGCAGATCGGCCCGTTCACCCTCGCGCGCACCAAATCGCTCACCATCGGCCAGGGGCTCAGTCCCCTGAGCGGCCGCGGCGGGCAGTGGTGGCCGTGGGTCCGCGAATCGTTTTCGGGCGCCTGGCAACAGAACGTCACCATCGAGGTCTCGAACGTCCTCACCTACGCGAGCGTGTTTGCCTGCGTCACCTTGATCGCGAGTGACATCGCGAAGCTCGGGCTCGACCTCGTCGAAGAGGACCGCGACGGCATCTGGGCCGAGGTCGTGGCGCCGCGCGGCCAGGCCTGGGCGCCGGTGGTGAAAAAGTTCAATCACTACCAGAACCGGATCAAGTTCATCGAGCAGTGGATCACGTCGAAGCTGATCTTCGGCAACACCTACGCCCTCAAGCAACGCGATCAGCGGCGGATCGTGAGCGCGCTCTACGTGCTCGATCCGCAGCGCGTGACGCCGCTCGTCACGCCGAGCGGCGACGTGTACTACCAACTGCGGCGCGATGACCTCTCAGAACTGCCGAGCGACGGCCTGATCGTGCCGGCCTCCGAGATCATTCACGACCGGATGATCTGTATCTACCACCCGCTGATCGGCGTGTCGCCGATCTACGCGTGCGGGCTCGCGGCGATGCAGGGCCTCGCGATCCAGGGCAACTCGAACACCTTTTTCGCGAACGGCAGCCAGCCCGGCGGCGTCCTCACCGCCCCGGGCATCATCACCGACGAGACGGCCGCGCGGCTGAAGGCCTACTGGGATACGAACTTCGGCGGGGTCAACGTCGGGAAAGTCGCGGTCGTCGGCGATGGCCTCAAGTACGAGCCGATGAGCCAGAACGCGGTCGACTCGCAGCTGATCGATCAGTTGAAGTGGACCGCGGAGAACGTCTGTACGACGTTCCACGTGCCGCCGTACATGATTGGGGTGGGCAACCCGCCCCCCTATGCCAACATCGAACCGCTCCAGCAGCAGTACTACGCCCAGGCGCTCCAGTCCCTGATCGAAAACCTCGAGCTGTGTCTCGACGAAGGCCTCGAGCTCCCGGCGCCCTACGGCACGCAGGTCGATCTCGACGATCTCTTCCGCATGGACACGGTGACGCGCGCCGACGCGGCGGCGAAAGCGATCGGCTCGGGCGGCATGAGCCCGAACGAAGCCCGGCACAAGTACTTCGACCTCGGGCCGGTCACGGGCGGCGATACGCCGTACCTCCAGGTGCAGAACTACAGCCTCGCGGCGCTGAACAAGCGGGACTCGGGCGATCCGTTCGCGCCGGTCACGCCCGCGCTCCCGCCGGCGCCGCTCCCGACGCAGGATCTCGCCGCGTCGTTCAAAGCCGCGCTCGCGCGCAAAGCCCTCCAAGCGGGGCTCCATGCAGCCTGAACTGCTCGAGGCGCTCGCCGGCGAAGTCGCGCTCCTCATCAAAGCCGCGCTCGGGCCCGTGCTCGAGCGCCTGGCCGTCGCGGAGTCCCGGATCGCGCAGACCCTGGCATATGACCAGGCCCTCAGCGAGCTCCGGGATCGGGTGCTGGTGGGGGAGACGAAGACGGCGGCCGCGGTGCCGACGCCGATCGACCTCGCACCGGTGCTCGACCGGTTGGCGGCGGTGAGTGAACGCGTGGCCGTCGTGGAGACACGGGCGCCGGTGCCGGGTCCCGCGGGGCAGGACGGGGCGCACGGCAAGGACGGCGCGGACGGCCTCAACGGGAAAGACGGCGCGGACGGCCTCGGGTTCGACGACTTGGCCGTCGCCTTCGACGGCGATCGCACGCTGGATCTGACCTTCGCGCGTGGGACCGAGCGGAAATCGTTCCCGATCGTGCTGCCGTTCTTGAAGTACTGCGGGGTCTATCAGGACGGGAAGGCCTACACGGCCGGCGACGTCGTCACGTGGGCGGGCTCGACGTGGACGGCCGCCGAGGCCACCACGACGAAGCCCGGGGACGGCTCGAAAAGCTGGCAGCTCTGCGTGAAACGCGGGCGGGACGGCAAAGACGGCGTCGATGCCCCGGGCGCGCTGCCCGTGGTGAAGGTCCGCTGATGGCGACCTTTGTGACGCTCATCGCGGCCAAGCAGCAGCTCGGGATCGCGTCCGACGACGTGGCCGACACCGACCGCGACGCCGACATCCAGCGCAAGCTCGATCAGGCCGAAGCGTACGTCCTCGATCGGTGCAATTCGACGGCGTGGTGGCGCGTGATTACCGCGACGTGGACCGATGTCACCGTCCCGCTCGCGGTGACGGCGGCGATCCTGTTTCTCCTGAGCCATCTGCGCGAACAGCGCGGCGACGACCCGGTCGATGAGACGGTGTATGCCGAAGTGGAACGGTTGATCGGGCAACACAAGGATCCGGTGCTGGCATGAAGACGACGGCCATCGGCCAACGTCGCTGCCGCGTGCAGCTCCAGAGTCCCGGGCCCGGGGTGTCCGACGGGGACGGCGGCGTGACGCAAACGTGGACCGATCTGGTCCCCGCGACGCGCTACGCGGAACT